ATTGTGTTAGTGTATGCTTGTGGCACTATTGCATTTATAAGTGAAATGATTAAACGATTTACATAGGAGAAATAGTATGACAGACACACATCACATGAAAGACCCATTCCTAACACAAGTGCAAGAAGTATTGTTTGGTTTGTATGATGTTAGACAAGAGATTATATTTACTGTAGGAGATGCAGATAATTTACACCCTAAAGCTAAGAAGTTTTTGGATATACTTAAAGATACAATACTTAAAATAGAAACATTAGAAAAGGAGAATACACAATGAATATACATAGAGTAGTACAAATGCTAGGAGCAACAACTAGCACAGGTAAATTAGCAGATGATATGTATGACTTAAACTACAAGACATACTATTCAGAAGCAGAGGGTAGAGATATACCTATATCACATATGGATTTCCAACATCTTATAAGAGCATTTGTAAAGATGTGTGATAGTGATACTGAAAAAGTTTTTGGTTCACCTGCTACAATTCTTGATGCCTTGTCTAAGAAGGATGACTTGTTACATAAGCAAGAAGATAAAATATTAGCATTGTCCTCTAAAATATGTAATCTTCTCAGCACCATTGAGGAGAAAGAGGAGTCGGCAGAGTATTGGAAAAACACATACTACAATAGTCAACCTAAAGGATGTGGCTATGTGTTCAGCGAGATACCTAATGACACAGATGGTCAAGAGTTTGTTGACAAGATGAAGAAGTACTTTAACAAGAAGACATATAAGATGAGAGTGCGTGGGCAACACATCAAACCTGAACTCAAAGGTACAGGTGCTACGTATTGGGGTCAGAACTTAGATGAATCTACACACATAAGAATATACATTGAACCAAAGAAAGGAGATTAAGAATGGCTACAATAGATTTAACTGAAGGTACACACGTACACAAATCACCTGAGAGAATCAAGTTAGAAAAATGTCGTGAAGCACTAATGAAAATGATACCTAAGGATGGTAGCACAGGTCGTAACACAGATTGGCTTATCCGTATTTGTAATATAATAGAAGAAATAGAAAGGGAAATATAATATGTGGCATAGAATACAAGATTTCTTTCAAAAAGATTTCAATAAAAAGTATGGCGAAGGTACAAAGTTTGACCTTGACTATGGTAAGCTACTAATTATAGCACTATGTATCTATATAGCATTTAAGGTGTGATTATGAGTACACATAATTGGAAGTTTGTTAGAAACAATTCTAAAGGAGAAGCAGTATTTAGAAAAGATACTAATGAAACTCTAGAATTTGTTGAGAAATATTTACAAGATAATAAAATTGATTACATGGTAAACATGGCTGCTTCCCTTCTTTGGATTACTAATCAGGAGAGTAAAGAGTATGTTTACTATTGGACTACAGGCAGATGGTCGAAGAGACAACGTGTTTATAATAATCATTATCACAGTAATGGTATAGAAGATTTTGTTACAAGATTTTTGAATAGATTTGTTGAGCAAAATAAAAAGGAGAAGCTAGATGCAATTAAAGAACTTAGTAAATGATTACTATTTATCCTTTGATTTCAAGAACTTACGAGAAGAAACTAAGAAACAATATCAATATTTCTTGAACGTAATGCTTGATACAAAAATAGATGGTAAGTCATTATGTAAATATGATTACACCAAGTTACCCACACGTTATGCAAAAACTGCATATAACATTTGGTGTGAAAAGGGTGTGCCTATGGCAAATCATGTTATGTCTGTAACACGAGTTGTGTTTAATCATGGTGTGAGAGAAGAACTATGTACTCTTAATCCTTTCGCTACTGTCCGTAAGAGAGTCTCTGAGAGGCGAAAGGTAGTATGGACTAAGGAAGATGTACAAAAGTTTTTAGATACTGCCTACAGCGATTTTAACACACGTAATTTAGGTTTAATTGGACATATGGCATATGCTTGGTGTCAAAGATTAGGAGATATGAGGCTATTAGAATGGTCTACTATAGACTTTGATAAACAAACTGTACACATAGAGCAATCAAAACGTAAAGCAGATGTATATTTACCCATTGAGGATGACTTATTTGAAATGTTACAACAACAAAACCAAGACTTTGGCTTTCAAAAGTATGTAGCACCTCGACCAAAGGCTATTAAGGGCGAGTACAGACCCTATTCTTTACATAAATTACCTGTTTTTGCTAGAAAACTTATGCAACAGGCAGGTTTATCAGATGAATTAAGATTATCTGACCTTAGACGAACAGGTACAACGGAAATGGTCGATGCAGGAGTAGGAATAGGGCAAATTATGTCAGTAACAGGGCACTCTAACCCTAATAGTGTTAAGCCTTACATGAAAAATACTTTAATGAGTGCAAATTTTGCATTGACAGAACGAAAAAAGCATGGTACAAGCATAACAAATGCCGACAAAGAAAGTGTATAGTACATGAATAATATATATAACATTGTAAGTGATATGAACATTAGTAATGGAGTTACAAAGAGAACTACATGTCCTAATTGTGGTAGTCGTAACACATTTACTGTTACTAATAATATGGGTAGTCTTGTATGGAACTGTTACAAGGCTTCTTGCAATGTAAAGGGTGGTACTCGTGTACACTTATCAGCAGATGACATACGAACTAGTTTTGGTGGAGTCAAAGAATTTGTTGAAGAAAGTTTTAGATTACCTGATTACATTATTCCATATGCAGGAAAAAGTTATTATGGTATAGATAATAAACATCTAATGTATGATGTAAAAGAAGATAGAATTGTGTTTATTGTAAAACATAATGATGAAATTGTTGATGCTACAGGTAGGTCTTTACAAAATAAACTGCCAAAGTGGAAACGATATGGAAAAAGTGCCTTGCCTTATGCCTTTGGTTGTGGTAAGGTCGCAGTAGTTGTTGAGGATTGTGTGAGTGCGACACTTGTAGGTAATGATGTATTAGTTGGGGTAGCTGTGTTGGGTACATCACTCTCAGAATCGCATAAAAGTTATCTCTCACAATTCTCAACAGCAATTATAGCACTAGACCCTGATGCCCTACCTAAAACACTGTCTTTTGCTAAAGAATTGAGAGGATACGTAGATAATATAAAAGTATTAAAATTAAAAGATGATTTAAAATATCTCAATTCAATAGATATGTTAAATTTAACAAGCCTAACCCCAAAGGAGTAAACACATGGAATTATCACTAATAAGAAGTCTAATGGACAAAGAGTTTTATGATGAACATAGAGGTGCTAAATGCCCTGATAGGTTGTTCAGTAAAGACACAAGAAAGATAAAGCAGTCAATAGATAAGGCGATGGAGAGATACAGCAGGTCAGTTACACCTGATGAAATAGAAGCATTATTTATGACAGCTAATCCTACATTCACCACAGCACAAAAGTCTGTGTACTCAAGTTTGTTTAACAGGATAAAGAAAGAACAAGCTATGGGCACAGATATAGCACAAGAGGTACTATCAAAGCTGTTCCAACAAGTTATTGGTGAGGACATTGCTAATCTAGGATTTGATTATGTGAATGGAGACAAGAGTAGTCTTGAGCCATTACGTAGTCTACTAGAAAAATACGGAGATGACTTCACACCTAACTTAAACATACAATGGGATGATATAGATATGGATACACTACTAGAGAAGAATGATATGGAAGCACGTTGGAGTTTTAATATACCAACTCTCACTAGAGTTATAGAGGGTATCAATGCAGGACACTTGATTGAGATAGGTGCTAGACCTAACACAGGTAAGACATCTTTCCATGCTAGTTTAATTGCTAGTCCTAGTGGGTTTGCCCATCAGGGTGCTAACTGTATCATCCTATGTAATGAGGAATCTGCACACAGAGTTGGTGCTAGGTACTTGACAGCGGCCACAGGTATGACAATGCAAGAGATTAGAAAGAATCCTAGCAGGGCGAGAGATTTGTATGCACCTGTCAAAGAACGTATCAAGATAAAAGATGCTACAGGTCGTGATATGGCATGGGTAGAAAGTGTTTGTAAATCGTATAAGCCTGACTTGGTGTTATTAGATATGGGAGATAAGTTCGCTACTACAGGTGGCTTTGCTAGAGCAGATGAAGCCTTGAAAGCAAATGCAATATATGCTCGACAGATAGCTAAACAGCATGAGTGTGCTATGTTTTATATGTCACAGTTGAGTGCAGATGCAGAGGGTAGAATTGAACTGAATCAATCTATGATGGAAGGCAGTCGTACAGGTAAGGCAGCCGAAGCCGACCTTATGATTCTTATAGCTAAGAACCCTACTACAACAGTAGAAGGACAAGAGGAAGACACTGAGAGACATATTAATGTAGTTAAAAACAAACTAACAGGGTGGCATGGTCGTGTAAAATGTCAACTTGAATATAGAACAGCGAGGTATGTAGTATGAGTATGAAAGGAGACATTAGAGAAGATGGCAAAAGGTTTGATGGTTTTACTTGGAGAGAAGTGGGATTAAACCATCATATGAATGAAAAAGGATTAATCTATTATAAAAGAAAGTATAGAACCCTAAAAGGATATTTGAAGACAGGTGGTAATATAACTAAGATTAAGGGTAATATACCTGATGTGTCATCTATTGGTAAAGTAGTTACATTATTATATGACCAACAACCTAATGGTCACATATATGCTATAACTAATCCTGCTTGGGAAGGTTGGGTAAAAATAGGCATGGCAGTAGATGCAAAAGATAGATGCAATTCTTATCAAACATCTAGTCCTTTTCGTGATTACAATATAGAGATATCCGTTCCTGTTAAAGATAGAAGAAAAGCAGAAATAGTTGCACACAAGAAAGCTAAACAAATAGCTGGACAATGTGCAGGAGAATGGTTTAAGATGCCTATAGAAAATGCAAAACATATAATAGAGGAGTTGAGATGCGATTAATAGTAGATGTAGAGAACACAGTAATAGAGAGAGATGGTAAGTTACACTTAGACCCTTTTGAAGAAACTAATTCACTAGTTATGGTCGGACTACTTACTGCTAATGGAGAAGAAACAATAGTAACCTTTGACCACAGTGAAACAGACCCTACACCAAATGGTCACGAGATTGTGCAAAAAGCATTAGATGATGCTACTATTTTAATAGGTCACAACATAGCATACGATTTAGTGTGGTTGTGGGAGTCAGGTTTCAAATATAATGGTTCAGTCTTTGATACAATGTTAGGAGAGTATGTACTACAACGTGGGCAGAAACGACCATTGTCTCTTGAAGCATGTGCAGAGAAGTATGAGTTAGATACACAAAAAGAAGGTACACTTAAAAAGTATTTTAGTGAGGGTTATACGACTAGAGATATACCCCATGCTGAACTAAGTGATTATCTTAGTGCTGACTTACATGCAACTAAAGAGTTATCTGACAGAATATATGCAAGGTTAAATAGTCCTAGTGATGCATGTCTTATGGATACTGTCCTTCTTACTAATGATGTAGCTTGCTGTTTAGCACGTATATATCTTAGAGGCTTTTCTGTGAATATGGAAGCATTAGATGCAGTTAAGAAAGAGTTTGAAGATGAGAGGAGAAACTTAAATACAGATTTACAATTACATGTAGCTAATTTAATGGGAGATACCCCTATTAATTTAAATAGTCCTGAACAGCTATCTTGGGTTATCTATGGTAGAAAAGTTATTGACAAAACAGAATGGGCAAACTCTATAGACCCATACATGACTGATGTAAACTTTAGAAACTTAATCATACAAGGAACTAATGTTGTTCATAAAACACGTGCAGTAAGGTGTAGTGAGTGTGATGGTAAGGGTGAGATATATAAGATGAAAGTAGATGGTAATCCATATGCTAATCCTAGTAGGTGCAAGACCTGTAATGGAGAGGGTTATGTATTTCAAAAGACTGACACTGTTGCAGGTTTAAGATTTAGACCCCCTAGTCCTAAGTGGGCGAGTGCTAATGGTTTCTCTACATCTAAACAAAACTTAGAGACTTTAGAAAGGGCAGCTCGTGGTAAGAACATGACAGATGCTGTAGACTTTCTGTATAAGGTTAGAAGACTTAGTGCAGTAGATACTTACTTATCTTCTTTCATTGAAGGTATTAAAATACATACGAAGAAAGATAGAAAGTTACACGTAAGATTGTTACAACATAGGACAGCGACAGGAAGGTTTAGTGGTGCTGACCCTAATATGCAGAACATGCCTAGAGGTGGTACATTCCCTGTTAAAAGAGTGTTTGTATCACGTTGGGAAGGTGGAAAGATACTTGAAGCTGACTTTGCACAGTTAGAGTTTCGCACTGCCGCTTACCTATCACAAGATAAAACAGCTATGAAGGAGATTAAAGATGGCTTTGATGTACACGCATACACTGCTTCTGTCATTACAGAATCAGGTCAGAAGACTACTAGGCAAGAAGCAAAAGCTCATACCTTTGCACCCCTCTATGGAGCAACAGGATTTGGGAGAACGTCTGCTGAAGCAAAATATTATGAGCAGTTCACAAAAAAATACGAAGGGGTTGCACTATGGCACTCCAGATTGGCTAAAGAAGCTATGACTAGCAAGGCTATAAGAACACCATCAGGTAGAGAGTTTTCTTTTCCTAATGTGTACAAGAACAAACATGGTAGGGTGTCTAACTTTACACAGATAAAGAATTACCCTGTGCAGTCATTTGCTACAGCAGATATAGTACCTTTAGCATTACTTTATATTGATAAATTACTTGACACCATGAAGAGTTGTGTGGTAAATACAGTACACGATAGTATTGTAATTGACGTACATCCTGAAGAAGAGAGGGCAGTTTTGGAAGCTATAAATACTACAAACAGAAATCTGCCTAGTTTAGTTAATAATAAGTGGGGTATAGAGTTTAATGTTCCACTATTATTAGAATCAAAAATAGGTAATAATTGGCTTGACACGAAAGACGTAAGCTGATATAACTTATAGACTTTATAAAAAAGGAGAAAGTAAATATGACAGAACTAACTACTATTGATACAAGTAACTATGCTGCAATGGCAAAAGCTATGGGTATCGCAAATGAGGGAACTACTGCTAAACAAAAGAGTAGTACGTTACCTAGACTAAAAATAAATCACTCAGCTATTATGGGTGAAGCAGAAGTCAAGGGCAAGACAGTTAATATGGAAGTTGTCGAGGGTGGCACATATAAACTAGAAGTACCTGATACTGCGACTTACTATTCTAAGTCCATAAAGATTAGACCTTTCCTACAAAGGTTTATGTATAAAAGATTCATTAAGGGTTTCAATGACCAACCTAATGAGTATGTCAAAACTATAATGGCAGACAATCTTAATATAGACTTAAAAGATAATAAGGGTACTCTTAACTGTGGCAAACCAGCAGGATACATAGAAGACTTTAAAGCATTACCTGAAAAGACACAAGAACTTATTAAGCAGATAAAAAGAGTTCGTGTAATATTAGGAACTGTAGAAATGCTTTCCCCTGTTAATGAAAAGGGAGAAGATGTTACTGTAGATGTATCTCCATTTATTTGGGAAATAGATAATCGTGATGCCTTTAAGGATGTAGGAAAACCTTTTACAGACTTAGCTAAACATAAGAGATTACCTATACAGCATTTAATTACTGCTAACACGCAAGAACGTAAGCTACCTAGTGGTAATGTGTTTTATCTACCTGTTGTATCTCTTGATATAACTAATAGTATAACTCTTACGGATGCTGACCAAGCTATGTTTTCAGATTTTATGCTTTGGATAGATAACTATAATACCTATATCGCTAATGCATGGCAAGAGAAGACAAATAAAGGATTGTCTGATGAAGATATGGATACTACGGATGATTTTGTCGATATAGAAATCGAAGAAGAAGTAGCATAATGAATCATCCTGCTGAAATCGCAGTACATCAGTATATGTCTGATGCTGTAAAAGGTAACTCTACTATGTCTGAAGAAGTGATTCAACAAGTAGGTACTGACGTTATGGATGCCCTGCGAAGACAGTTTGGTGGGGGTAACAAAAGGGGTGACTTTCGTTTACGTATGTCTAATTTAGGCAGACCTACATGCCAATTATGGTATGATAAGAATAAGCCTGAAGTAGCTTTACCCTTCCCCACCACATTCATTATGAATATGATGTTAGGGGATATAGTAGAAGCTGTATTTAAAGGCTTACTAAAAGAAGCAGGAGTCAAATATGAAGATTCAAAAGAAGTCACCCTTGACTTACCTAACGCAAGTATTAAAGGAACATATGATATTGTTATTGATGGTAGTGTTGATGATATTAAGTCCTCTTCACAATGGTCTTATAATAATAAGTTTGATTCTTATACTAGCCTAAAAGAAATGGATGGTTTTGGATACATAGCACAACTAGCAGGGTATGCAAAAGCATCAGGTAAAAAAGTAGGTGGTTGGTGGGTAGTTAACAAAGCTAATGGTGATTTTAAATATGTACCTGCTACAGGTCTCGACTTAAAAGAAGAGATACATAATATAAAGAACACTATTGACACAGTAGAAAACAATACTTTTAAACGTTGTTTTGAACCTGAGATGGAAACATTTCGTGGTAAAGAAACAGGCAATAAAGTATTAAATAAACATTGTACATTTTGTTCATACAGATTTGATTGTTGGAAAGGTTTGAAAGAACTTCCAGCAGTTATGTCTCAAGCAAAGTCACCTAAGACTGTTGCTTATATTGAAATGAAAGCATAGTAAGTGTCTCCTCATAAAGTAAGAAGAGATGCTATAAAGCATGGGTATAGGAGTGGACTAGAGTTTAAAATTTCTATGGCTCTTGATACAATAAAGTATAAGTATGATTACGAAAGTATTAAGATAGAATGGGAAGACTTAGCTTATCGCACTTATACCCCTGACTTTATATTAAAAAATGGTATAATAATAGAAACAAAGGGAAGGTTTTTAACAACAGATAGAAGAAAACACTTGTGCATTAAGAAGCAACATCCAAAGCTAGATATTAGATTTGTATTTACAAACAGTCGAAGTAAACTAAGCAAAGGTGCGAAATCTACATACGCAGAGTGGTGCATTAAATACGGCTTCCGATACTATGACAGGATAATACCTGAAGATTGGCTAAAGGAAAAAGGTAAAAACAAACACCCTAATTTTATAAAGTTTAGTGGTACAAAAATAAAAAGGAGAAAATGAATGGATGAATTTAAAACAAGACCTGAAGATTTTACAGTACGAGTTAGACCCCTACTAAACTCAAATAGTGATTGGACAGGAGAAATAGACGTAGTAATTATAACATCTCCACAGAATGATATGTCTGACGATGATTATTATCAAGTAATGCATATATGTAAAATGATTTCATCCGTAATACCCTTAATGGAAAAAGATATTAGATTAAGAGAGACAATGAACGATTATGTTGTAAATAAACTTGACAAAGAATACACACATGATATAACTAATAGTTCCAAAGTCGAAAAGATTGAGGATAACGTAATTAGAATAAACTTTAAACCTGAGACAAAACATTGATGAGACATATGGAGTACATGAAAATGAAAAAACAACAAGCAGATATGCAGTCTGACAATTTAGATATGGTTAATAGTCCTGCACATTATAACAAAGCAGGTATTGAAACTATAGATGCTCTAGAAGCTATGTTAACTAAGGGATTTGACTATTATCTACAAGGTAATATAGTTAAATATCTATGGAGATACAGATATAAAAATGGTGTAGAAGACTTAAAGAAAGCACAATGGTATCTTAATAAATTAATTGAGGTATATAATGATAAAAGTT